AAAGATGTAGCAAATGATTGGCAACCAAGGAAACTTTTTCTTACAGTAAAAAACTTAGAAGACATTTGGAATGCACAAGGCAGAGTTTGCTACTGGTTTAAAATTCCATTAGACTTTAATCTACTCAATGCTACTTACACTCATTATGTGCGTAAACATCCTCTTGCGCCATCAGTAGATCGAATTGACGATAGCGGAGACTACACAAAAGAAAACGTAGTCATATGTTGCCGTCTTGCGAACTACGGAAGAAACGAATATCCTTATGATAAATTTCATGATATAATCAATGTAGTGACTCGAAAGAAAGAACACTATGTTCCTGATATTATTAATTTTATAACTGGACCTTATACATCATGAATCCTTTTGACTATATCAATGCAATTAATCAGAGCAAAGAGAACCTTATGGTCGGCTCTGATAACGATGAATTGGCAGAAAAGGTATACGATCCCTACATCACAAATCGTGGATTATCTTTTTTTGCCGATACGATTCTCTATGCTAATGAGATGAATCGCCTATGTTTACTAGACAAAAAACCTCAATTCTCCTATTTACTAAATAGTGTGAGACCACGAAAGCGTTGGAGCAAGTGGTTGAAAAAAGAAAAGATTGAGGAAGTGGATATCATTTCGGAATATTTTGGCTATAGCAAATCTAAGTCTAAGGATATCATTAAACTTCTCACCGATGAACAAATAAAAATTATAAAATCTAAATTAGAAAAAGGTGGGCCTACCACTAAGGAGAAGAATAATGAGCGTTGAAAATTTGTTAGAGGTGACGCTGAAAGAAGAAGATGATTTTCTAAAAGTGAGAGAAACATTGACCCGCATTGGCGTTGCATCCAGAAAAGATAAAAAACTATTCCAGTCTTGCCACATTCTACATAAGAAGGGCAAGTACTACATTGTACATTTTAAAGAACTATTTGCATTAGATGGCAAAGGAACAGACTTTGATGACAATGATATGGGTAGACGAAATACAATTGCCAAACTACTTGAAGAATGGGGTTTGGTAAAAGTTGTAAATAAAAATGCAGTAGAGGCACCTGTTGCGCCATTGTCTCAAATTAAGATTCTATCTTATGGTGAAAGAGATGATTGGGAACTCATTACCAAATATAGCATCGGAACTAAGAAAAGAATTTGACAATAGCATAGCAATATGTTATAATCACCTTTGGCGATGGGGTTACATCGCCGTTTTAATCATTAACTTTAAATGGAGTAATACTATGTCTTTTGTAAATACCACTAAAACTCAGGTTGAGTATCTTGTTTCTTACCTTCGCGGTACGAATCGTGGTTTGAGCGCACCACAGGCTCGCGCCCTGTTCGGCATCAAGAACCTTCGCGCACGAATCTCTGACCTTCGTCAGATGGGATTCAAAGTTCGCAAGAACACAAATACTGAAGGTCGTACCACATATTTTGTGTCACGCCGCATGATTGGCCAAGCATAATCATATAAATAAGTATATCCTCGGGATGGGGACCTGTGGGGTGCGACACAGGAAAAACGCACATTACCGCCACGCCTTCGGGGTGGCATTTTAACTTTACTCGCTTAATAAGGAGCAAACTATGCTAATGTACGCAAACATGGCTATTGACGCCATTCAATCTGGTAAGACCGCTTGGTTGAACCAATACGTTCAGGACAAATCTGTCCGCGAACCTCTCCAACAATTTGTAACTGCTCAAACTGAGTTTACTAAACAAATCGCTAAAACTTTTTGGGAAGTAACTGGTTCTGCAACGCAAGCCGCTGTAGGCAAAGTATTTACATCTAAGTAAGGAGAACACCATGACACACTTATCAGTATTTGGTCCTGGCTTTAAGGACTTCGATAAATTCTTTGTAGGCTTTGATGACACTTACAGTCGTCTTGCAAAAATGCATGATGACTTGACTAAGAGCATTCCTAACTATCCACCATACAATATTCGTAAGACTAGCGATAACACATACGTTATTGAACTTGCTGTTGCTGGTTTCGGAAAACAAGAAATTGACATTACACTAGATGACAATAAACTTGTGATTTCTGGAAATACGAAAGATGATGGTAATAATTTCTTGTTCAAAGGAATTGCAAACCGTGCTTTTACTCGCACATTTGCTTTGGATGATCACATCGAAATTCAAGATGCCGCACTTGTAAACGGCATGTTGAAAATTGCGCTTGAACGTATCATTCCTGAACACAGAAAGCCAAAGAAAATTGAAGTTAAAGACGTAGAAGAAAAGAAAACTTCCAAACGTCAACTCTTAACTGAAGACCCACTAGATCGTAACCTGTAAGGTGCAATCTTGGGGGCGCAATGCCCCCATTTTTATTTTGGAGAATATAATGGGTAATATTAGATTATTTCGTTTGATTAGTGGTGAAGAAATTGTTGGTGAAGAAATTGGCACCAGCCAAGGTATGCCAAAACGCGCAATTAAAAATCCTTGCCTTATTGGACTTATGCCAACACCAACTGGTGGTGCAACATTGAACATGCAACCACTTCTACTCTTTTCAGACACAAAAGAAATTAACATTAAAGAAGATCACATTCTGTATGATACGGGTGTTGACATTAAGATTCTAAACAAGTATAATGAGATATTTGGATCAGGGATCGTAATTGCTCAACAAACCCCAACTTATACACGATGAAATTCTATACACACTTTACACGATATGGTAACTATATTCTAGAACGCGGCTATGAAAATGGCAAGCGTTACGCTAAGAAAGTAGAATATAATCCAACATTGTTTGTTCCGTCAAAAACGGAAACTGAATTTAGTACATTGGAAGGCTATCATGTGGCGCCCGTTGAAATGGGAACGATGCGTGATGCAAATGACTTTATTAAAAAATATGAAGAAGTAGAAAACTTTCCAATCTACGGTTCTACAAACTATCCATATGTGTATATCAATGAGCAGTATCCAGATGAAGTATACTACGACAAAGATTTAATTCGTGTTGCAAACATTGATATTGAGGTTGGTTCTGAGAACGGGTTTCCTGAGCCAGACAAAGCGAGTGAACCAATCACCGCAATCACAATAGAGATTGATGGTACGTTTTTCGTCTTTGGTTGTGGCGACTATGAAACACATCAAGATAATGTATCATATCTCAAATGCAAAGATGAGAATCATTTGATCGAACAATTCCTAAATTTATGGGAATTAAAATCACCAGACGTAGTGACTGGTTGGAATATTCAATTCTTTGATATTCCATATATCTACAATCGCATTAATCGCTTGATGGGTGAGAAGACAGCAAAGCGTTTGTCCCCATACAAATCGATTGGCGAACGCACAACAACAATCCACAACAGACAGCAAACTGCGTTTGATCTTGTGGGTATTGCAATTCTAGATTATCTAGAACTGTACAAGAAATTTACTTATTCGCAACAAGCATCTTATCGCCTTGACCATATCGCATACATCGAACTTGGCGATAAAAAGTTAGACTATTCTGAGCATGAAACTTTACACCAACTCTATAAAAACAACTATCAAAAATTTATTGAATACAACATCAAAGATGTGGAACTTGTCGACCGCCTCGATGAAAAAATGAAATTCATTGACATGGTGCTGGCGCTGGCATACGATGCAAAGGTCAATATGACTGATGTATTCACGCAAGTACGCATGTGGGACACTCTAACGCATAATGCCTTGTGGAAGAAAGGTGTTGTTGTACCTCAAAAGAAATTCTCATCAAAGAATGAGAAGTATGAGGGTGCCTATGTGAAAGAGCCGGCACCAGGCAAATATGATTGGGTTGTATCGTTTGACTTGAACAGTCTTTATCCACACTTGATTATGCAATACAATATTTCGCCTGAGACTATCATCAACGGCAAACACGCCAGCGTAAGTATTGAAGATTTACTGCACAGTAAATATAACAATGATAGCGAATATGTTATGGCTGCCAATGGCCATTATTTTAGAAAAGATGTGCAAGGCTTTCTACCTGAGATGATGCAACGAATGTATAATGATCGTGTTCTATATAAAAATAAGATGATTGAATCACAGAAAGAACTTGAGAAAGTCAATGCACAGTTAAAGGAATTAGCATGATACAAACTTATACAGAAATTTTACCAAAAGATTTTTGCGAACATTTGATGCGTAAATTTGATGAACAGGAGACAAAAGATTTGTCTCATGGCATGTTTGAACAAATTGAAATTGATTGGGAAGATGAAGTAAAGGCATTGATCGATACCACAAAACATGTGGCCGAACACTATAAAACTTTATATGATTCACATAATATGATGCCAAAGCGCAGACGTATTGAAGGGTTTCGTATCAAGCGGTATGAACCTAACAAACATTCTTTTCCATTACATTCCGATGCGTCAAGTTTAGAATCATGCACAAGGTATCTTTCCTTTTTGTTTTACTTAAACGATAGCGAAGCAGGAACAAGATTCCATGGACCTTTAGGCATGGAGCCCTTGACAATTGAAGCAAAACAAGGTAACCTATTAGTGTTTCCTCCTATGTGGATGTATCCACACGAAGGCATTATGCCTACTGAAAAACCAAAGTATATTATGAGTACCTATTTCCATTATGTCTGATAAAACAGAACTACTGAAAAGAAAACGTCAACTAGAAAACGAAATATCACGTTACAAGAATTTGCAACTTGCAAAGAAGGTGCAACTAAACTCAGCGTATGGTGCGCTAGGTAACGAATATTTTAGATTCTTTGATCTGCGTCAGGCAGAAGCAATTACCTTTTCTGGTCAACTTTCAATTCGTTGGATTGCTGACAAACTCAATATGTACATGAACAAACTATTGAAGACTGAAGGAATTGATTATGTCATTGCGTCAGATACGGACTCTGTATATCTCCATCTTGGTCCGTTGGTGGATATGGTCTACGGATCGAAGAATATCGAAGAAGAAAAGATTGTTGATTTTATCGACAAAGCCTGCCAAGAAAAGATTGAACCGTTTATTGATAAGGCGTATGAAGAACTAGCGAACTACATGAATGCGTTTGATCAAAAGATGTTCATGAAGCGTGAAGTGATTGCAAACAAAGGCATTTGGACTGCAAAGAAGCGTTACATTCTGAACGTGTGGGACTCAGAAGGTGTTCGTTATAATGAACCAAAACTGAAAATGTCTGGCATTGAAGCAGTCAAGTCTTCTACACCAGGATCATGCAGAACAAAAATTAAAGAAGCACTCAAGGTAGTCATGAAAGGCACCGAAGCAGAGTTTCATGAATTCAATCGCAAATTCAAAGAAGAGTTTTTTACTCTGCCATTTGATGATGTAGCATTCCCGCGCGGTGTTTCTGAACTGACTAAATATCAGAGTAAGACTGATCTTTATCAGAAAGGCACACCAATTCACGTTCGCGGCGCATTGATATATAATAAACTTATTGAAACAAAAAAGTTGTCTCGCAGGTATGAGACAATCAAAGATGGGGACAAGGTCAAGTTTTGTTACATGAAACTACCAAACCCTACGCAAGAGAACGTGCTATCTGTTCTCAATGTTTTACCAAAAGAGTTTGCTTTGGAGAAATATATCGACTATGAAACACAATTTGAGAAGGCGTACTTAGAGCCGCTCAAAATTATTGTGAACACTTTTGGATGGAGTGCCGAACCAGTTTCATCACTAAAAGGATTTTTCACATGAGTACAATACCACAAGAATATTTAATTCCAAGATCACAAGAAGATTTTGGATTCACCGCAGTCGATGAAGGAGACTTAACTCCTTCATACGATCCTAACACATTAGAAACAGAAGTAATTCGCACTCAAGTAGGCGCGTCTGCTGAAGGCGTTGCTCGACTTGAATCTAAGATAGATACTATTTTAGATTTATACAACAATGGTAAATTAGGTTTAGATGCTGATCGTGCAAAGATGTTAACCGATGTTAAATCTAATCTTACACAACTAGAACAATTAGTTGTGCCATTGTTAGTCAATTTGATGAAGAACCCTGAAAAGGAATACATTTACTGGCCTAATCGTAAAGAAAAAATTCAGGAACAAATTGACAGGGTGCTTAAACTCACTAGAGGTTAACTATGTTATTTGCGATCCTTACTTTACTGTGCGCGTTAAGCGTATCAGGCATAGCCGCTTACTATTCCGTTATAGGTCTTATAGCGATATTTTCTGCCGCCCCAATTCCAATTGCAATTATGGGTGGCACACTCGAAGCGGCTAAACTTGTTGTCGCGTCATGGGTATATAAAAATTGGGATGTTGCGCCCAAACTGTTGAAGTATTATTTTGTTTGTGCTATAATTGTATTAATGTTCATTACGTCATTGGGCATCTTTGGCTTTTTGTCAAAGGCGCACAGCGATCAAAGTCTTGCCACAGGTGATGCAATATCGAAGTTAGAAATTATTGATGATAAGATTCGTGTAGCAAAGGATACGATTGATGCAAACCGTAAGGTACTTAAACAATTGGATGAAAGTGTGGACCAGATTATGGCACGAAGCACTTCAGAAGAAGGTGCCAGAAGGGCGAATGGTTTGCGTGTTTCTCAGAAAGCAGAGAGAAACCGTATCGCTAACGAAAACGAAGCCCAACAAAAAATTGTTGCTAAACTCAATGAAGATAGACAGCCATTCGCTACGGAAGTACGAAAGGTTGAATCTGAGGTAGGACCACTCAAGTACATTGCCGCAATGATATATGATGAGCAAGTCACACAGACTATGCTTGAACAAGCAGTACGATGGGTAATTATTTTAATCGTTTTAGTTTTTGATCCGCTTGCAGTTTTGCTTGTCATCGCAGGTAACTTTTCATTAAGACAAGCAAGAGAAGGAAGAGAAAATCTAGAACCAATTCTGCCATTCATGACAAACGTAGATGAAACTCCTACGAAAAAAGAATTAGAAGAGACAGAGTACGAAGTAAAAGAAAAGATTGATGTAACGTCTTTTGATCCCGTGCCAATGAATAAAGATGAGATAGAAAAAGTTTCTGAAGTTCGCCGTACACAAAAATATCCATTAGAGAAGTAACATTATGAAAATTGGTTTTAATTGTTCATCATTTGATTTGTTTCATGCTGGTCATGTGACAATGCTAAAGATGGAAAAAAAGTTGTGTGATTATTTGATTGTTGCATTACAGGTCGACCCTACTGTGGATAGACCTAGCACAAAAAACAAGCCTGTGCAATCGGTATATGAAAGATATGTTCAATTGCAGGCATGTAAGTATGTGGATGAAATTCTTGTGTATCATACCGAAGAAGACTTAGCCAATCTGATTATGACGCAAACGATGCACATAAGGTTTCTTGGTGAAGAATATAAAAATAAAGACTTTACTGGTAAACAATATTGCATTGAAAACGGAATTGAGTTATACTATCATGTACGGAATCATAGTTATAGTACATCGGAACTCCGTCAACGTACATATGAGTTAGAATTGCAGAAGAAAAGCGAACCTGATGTTACTGAGTATGAACAACATTCGCCAAAGTTATTAAACAAATATTATGAAGGAAAAACACAATGAGTAATTTTTTTACAGATTTAGTTAGTCAATTGAAAGATGAAGACACAAAGATTTTATCTGACGGTGGCGCATCTGCTGAGTATAGTGGATGTATTGATACAGGTTCATATGCATTGAATGCTGTTCTATCAGGTAGCATCTATGGTGGTGTACCTAACAATAAAGTAACTGCATTCGCTGGTGAATCATCAACAGGAAAAACATTCTTTGTCTTAGGTATTG